TCAAGTAGATGTCACTTCCGCTAATGCGTCCAAAGACCTCAACTGCGTTGCTGCTCATCATGTCTTTTAATTTAGACAACGGTGCGATGACTTCGGGATCTATTCGGGCGTTGCGATTGTCGCCGATGAGAGCGGTGGTGGGTCCGTAAGCCAATCCTCCTTGTGCTAGGGCTGGAATCTGTACGCTGTTGATGAGTCCCATGCCAGCACCAATAAGGCCAGCCATAAGGAGCGGGAAGGCTGGACCTGCCTTTGCTGAACCTGTTGCAGCATTCTCGACAACTTTGGCCTTCGCGGCTGCGAGGTATGCTAAAACAACTTGTTTGGCAACTAGCAAGGCGGCTGCACCAAATGACATAGAGTCCTGGACAGCTTGTTGCACGCCACTGGAAAAAGCGTCTAGCATTGTTTGCATGTCGACAGACATTTTCTTCAAATCGGAACTAGCCTTTTCGCTAAAATCTGTAATTCCATGCGATGCTTTTTGTACGCCTTTTGTTACTGGTTCAATGGCCTCTTCAATTACTTTACCAACACCACTAAACAAGCTTTTAAAACGGGCCATGATTTCGGCACGTGTAGGCAAGGCGTCTTCACCAAGCAAATCAATCTCTTCCGCATAGATAGCCTCATTAACTGCATTGATTAAGTCCGTGCCTATCTCTGCGCCTGTCGTCACCACGTCAACGGCCACATCTTTGAGGCCTGTTGTAATGGTGTCGAACGCTCCGCTAAAGTCGCCAGAAATAAGCTCCGACAATGACTTGACAAGCGTGCTAATAATGTCCAAGGCGGCACGGAATGCTGTGGCAATTGCTTTGCCTAGATTCGTGAATGCAGTTTGGACAAAGGCCACCACGATGCGAATAGGTACAATCTTATTGTACAGCATGATCATGAGGTTGGCCACCTGGGTAATGATAGGCCGCACGTCATCGTAGAAGTAGACAAAGGCAGCGACTAGCGCACCAATGGCCAACACGCTTGCGTTGATTGGTGACGTTAACAACGTCAAGCCTTGCACAATCTTTGGCAAAATGACAAGCAAGGGTCCAAACGATGCGGCTACACCAGCAATGGCAATGCCTATCTGTTTGGTGCTGTCGTCTAGCTCTGTGAACTTTTGCGCTAGGTTGGTAAAAGCGTCCAGAGCTTTGCTGGCAAATGGCAACAGTTGCTCACCCAATGACGCGGCTGCAAGCTTGGCGTTGTCTAGGGCCGTGCTGAATTTGCCACTTACAGTGTTGCTCAAGCGCAGCATGGCGCCAGCGGCAAAGCCTCCTTCCTCGCTGAAGCCTTTGAGTACATCGTTGAACTGCTGGACACTTACTGCGCCCGCACCTAGCTTATCGGCTGGCAATCCTGTTGCCTCTGCCAATGCTGCAAAGATTGGAATACCACGCTCCGCCAATTGGTTTAGGCTTTCAAGCTCTACCTTGCCTTTGGCGTTGACCTTTGAAAAAATAGCAGCAATGTCGTCAATGCCCGCGCCACTGGTTGCAGCGATGTCACCAAGGAACTGCAACTGTTCATTGACTTGCGACACGTCTGTGCCGCTTGCAATTAGCTGGCGAGCTGACTTGGCTACTGCATCAATCTGAAATGGCGTCTTGGCAGTAAAGTTGTTCAGCTGCTGCATCATTTTTGCAGCCTGTTCCGTGCCTCCTGTCAAGCTCACAAAAGACGTCTCCAACGTCTGCAAGTCCGCGGCGCTCTTCAGGGCAGCTGCACCCACGCCAATAATTGGCAAGGTTACACTGCGCGTCATGTCTTGACCAAGCTTTGTGATGTTGCTGGTCATAGAGCGCATGTTGCGCTGCACCCTTCCAAGGCTCTTATTGAGATCGCGCGTATCCGCACCAATCCTAACTACGAGGTCACCTAGTTTCGCCATCTTGTTCTGTTGCTAATGCCATGAGCTGCGACCAGCCCTGACCTGTATTCTTTTTCTTTGATTCTTCCCACGGGAAGGTTGCAAGGTCTTTGGGTTTGATGCTTGCTCCCTTCTTGGTATGTACATTCAGCAACAACGCGGTTTGCCATCGGACGCGCTCCCAATTGGAACGGTCAAATTGTTCCTGGGATTTGCACCGACCACGCACCGCGTTGCCAAACTCACGAAATGTGAAGTCATAGAGAGAGTCAGGCGTAAGGCTCAAAAGCCCTAGGCCCAACTCCTCTATTTCGTCCCATTCAAGTGGATCTCCTGATTTGTCTCCGTCGTTTTTTTTTCTGGAGACATAGACTCCTCGATGACTTTCATCACCGCTGGCAAATCAGTCACATCCACAAGCCCTAGAAAATCGTCCACCTTCATCTTAAATTCCATGCCTTGCTTGCGGCATCCCTCCTGTACAAAGTAGAACAGAAGTTCAGGCATCATGGTCACGTCCTCGCTGTCAAGTGTTGCCACCTTGTTGCCTGTGGCGCGTTCAAATGCTCTCCAGGCGCGCATGTTGGCCTTAACGGGAAAGGTCTGGTTGTCTAGGGTGATGTTCATTTATTAGCTATGTGCTTGGAAGGTGATAGCGCTGACGCACTCAAGGGTGCAAGTGTAAGACGCATTGTCTTCTGTTCCTGCGCTCAACTCCAAAGAGGTGATGTAGGCTTCAAAGATAATCTCTTGGTCACCTACAATCTCTGTCTCGTTGTCCCAATCAATGGCAGCGACCTTGACATCTTGCTTGTTACCAGCCAAGAAATCAACCATCAACTCATTGTATCCATTCGTTGCATTTTGTGCATAGAAGGCAGTGAAGTTGACGGACAAAGATTTCAAGCCTGGAAGCAACGCGCGGTAACCGCCATTGTTCTTGCTTGTGGTGTCGCGTGTCTCTGTTGAAACGCTGACGCTCAAATCTGTTACGTGGTCTGCAATCACGACGGGTGTTCCGTCGGTCTCGAACATGACCGTGTAAGTTGAGCCATTGAAAATTCCTGTAGAGGCCATTTTATTCGTTGTTAGGGTTGTTTTTAATTCTATCTGCAATCAGCATGTTGATCAGCACGTCCAAATACCCAAACACTTTGTTGTCGGATTCTGTTGGCGTGATGTTGACCACAAGCTTAATGAAGGCGAGCAGTCCTAGGACCAACTCACCAAGGTTGTCTGTAAACCAATCTGGTGTAATCATATCTATCGTGTTATTCTTACTGTGTAATCCTGGACGCTCACATACAAGCTGCGCTCTGCGCTTACCTCTGTGACTTCGTTGGTGTACTGGATGCTCTGCACTGTGACAGCGCCACCAGACACACTCACGGTCTTGCTTTTTCGGTCTAATGCAGCACGTACTTTGTCTGCCAAGTCGTTTGCTGCGGAATATGTAGAGGCCACGCTAAACAACTCCACTTGCGCTTCGTCGATTGGTGTGCCGTCTTTTGCGTCTGATGGGCTGTTGGACACAACGCTGTAGACAATGTATGGCGCGTCAGCTCCCTCCACTGCAAGCTCTGGATAGATGCGGTTGGTGATGGCTGTGACATCGCTAGAGTCAAGCAACAAGGCGCGTATGGCTAGACCTACTTTCATTTCATAAAGCGTTCGTATTCCTTACGCAGCAAGCGCGTCTGGAGTTGCACCATTCTTTGTTGTGTTGCCTTCTGGCTGCGTTCAAATACGCCTGTATTTTGTGTGCGCTTCTTTATGCCAAAGCTGTCACCACCTTCGACAATGTGCGCGAACCATCCATCTGCATACTTCCGCGTCTTGCGCTTGCCTATTGTGTTGGTCTTTGGTCCAGCCAATACCTTGATTCTATCTTTTTGAGGTTGGAACACGCCAATGCTTCGACGCAGCTGGCCACGCTTGACAAGTATATCTGTGCCGTTGGTTCGCTGTACCAAGATGTCACGGTCGAAGTCTTTGATGTTGGCCTTAAGGCTAGCGTTGTAAACCTCACCCACGCGCTCATTGATGGTGACAAGGTTCGCAAAATCCTTCTCGCTCCAAAGGGCAAGTTTCTCCAACTTCTTGAGGGCCTGATCTAAACCTTTGACTGTTACTGTCTGCATCACTCTGAAACTACGCGTTCAGTAACTAGGTGAAGCTCATTCTTGCGGCCTACCTCTTGGATGGCAAGGATGTTGTAGTACTCTGCGCCATACTTTACACGGT